CACACCGTAATGAAAGGGTTCAATGCCAGCCAAGTTGGTGAGATTGCCGCCCGCAAGTGGGGCAAGTTCATAAATCCAGTTGGGTTGGGGCTGGACGCCTCGCGCTTCGACCAGCATGTGAGCGTAGCAGCTCTCACGTACGAGCACAGCGTGTACATTAGCGCTATGCCCCAAGAACATCGTGATGAGCTCCGCGAACTGCTGAGTTGGCAGATCAACAATATGGGGTATGGCTACCTCGCTGAAGCGGTCGTCCAGTACTTCGTCGATGGGCGGAGAATGTCTGGAGACATGAACACAGCGTTGGGGAATTGCCTGCTCATGTGTGCCATGGTATGGTCATACGCGCGAGAGGTGGGGGTGAAGGTGGAGCTGATGAACAACGGAGATGACTGCATGGTTATCATGGAGTCCCACGACCTGGACAAGTTCCGCACACCTTTGAGCGGATGGTTCACAGAAATGGGGTTTACCATGAAGGTCGAGCAGCCGGTTTATGTCCTGGAGCAGATGGAGTTCTGCCAGACAAAGCCGGTGTGCGTCGATGGAACCTGGATCATGTGCCGGAATCCAGCGATCGCCCCTAGCAAGGACACCATGTGGAAGACACCCACTAACACCGCCACTGTGAAGCCATATTTGGAATGGCTCCATTCAGTTGGCGTGTGTGGCAGTGCCCTCAGTGGAGGGATGCCCGTGATGCAGGAGTTTTATGCTGCCTTGCAACGGATTGGGCGGGCTTCCAACAAGGACCATGGTGGGCCAAATTACGTGGAAAGTGGGTTCTACCACATGGCGAAGGGCATGGGCCGCAGCTACGCCAAGGTATCCCCGGAGAGTAGGTACAGCTTCTGGCGGGCATGGGGCATTACCCCAGACTCGCAGGAGGCTGCCGAAAACTTCTATCGCAATCTCGAGGTCCCTGAGGAGGTGCGGCCATTGATGGACCACCAATCCATCACCTGTGAAACGCCGTTCCAAGTGTTGTTTGACGATTAAAGTTTACGTGTCTTTGTAAAACACGTTGTATACAAGATGGCCCGCCGTCGTGTTAAGCGTAAAGTTGTGGTTAGGCGGATAACTCGCCGTTCTGGCGTGCCCCGAGGCGTGCCCTCGTACGTGCTTGATAAGCGCGCCCGGGAATACGCCCTCCTGTTGGCCGATCCGTGTAACGGGCCATTGGTCCACGGGTTGTCTAATGATGGATTTGGAGGCATTGTTAGCCGAGTCGAGTTCGATTTCATTGCGAATCAGAGCGGGTCGGAAACTGGGTCGTTTGGTGTGTTTGTCCCCGGCCTAAACCAGCTTTGGTCGGCCGGGGTTGCTGTCACATCAGATTCCACGGTTCTTGCCCCTACGGTAGGAGCCGTGTTCCCTTTTATCCAGTCCTCCACTGTTGGTACGTATAGGTGCCTCAGTGCCTGTCTCCAGCTTATGTATCCAGGTACTGAGTTGAACAGGTCTGGTGTGATCTCCCTTGGTAATTTTGTAAGTGGAGACATCCTTGACCTGCCTACATCGCTCACAACTGCAGGGGTGCGGTCGGGTTCGCAGTATAGCCAGAGAACTCCTGCTAATTATGCGGAACTCCGGTGGCGGCCTACCGACTCTGACCAGATGTTCGAAGCTGTTAACGCAGGTGACTTAAGTTCCAATGCCCTCGAAACGAAGCACGGTGCTATCGCGTTTACCCTAGCTGGAGGTCAGCCTGGAATCGGTATTCGCGTCAGGGTCGTGGCCGTCTATGAGTGGCGTCCTCCCGCCAGTATTGGCATTACCACCGGTAACCGCTTTTCTTCCAGCAACAACACCCTGGCTAATGTTATCAATTACCTTGATGGTACTGGTGACTGGCTATATGGTGCAGGCCGTGCTGTTGGGCGGGCTTTCGGTCGGGCTGCTAGAGGCGCTGGGGAGGGACTTTTGGGTGAAATGGCTGGTAATGTCCCAGGTGGGATGTTGCTTGAGTATTAATCGGTCCGTAGTTGTGTCACAAATGAACACCAGAGGCATCTGGTAGTTCCGGGGTCGGCCCGATTTACCAATATGCTAGTCGTCATACCCACTCCACTGTCTACATGATGGTGGGGTGGGCGAGCGCCAGAGGGATCTGGTATAGCTCCCGGTGTTCGGTTCAAACAACATCCAGTCGCGTAAGCACGGCGATCCCATACTACGGTAGGGCCATGGAGAAGAAGTACACTCGGGTTTGGTACCCCGCCTTAACATTTCCCATCATTCTCAATGGGATTTGTTTGGTGTACTCATGGTCCAGCACCGTAGACGTGGACAGTCGGACGCCAGGTTCCGTTGGGGGCAAAACCCCGATGGAGGGCACCTGAAGCGTGGTCAAAAC